CGATCATCGCAGCTAACCTTCCATTTGATCAAGTCATAAGAGAGTTTGACAGGTGGACTCATGTGTCTATTCCTAATACGGCTGACTCTAAACCTCGTGGTCAAAAACTTATTATAGACAAAACAGGCACAAGACCATACGCATAGTCCTGTGCCTGTGGCTTACTCTGCTACTGGCTCGGCTTCTGGCTGGGCTGGTGGCATAGCAGCGCCAAGGGACTTCAGTCTATCAGCGTACTGCTTGCCATGCCAAAGCTTACGCACTGGATCAAGCTTATCTAGCGTAGCTTGGTTTGCCTCTTTCAATTCACGCAACTTGGTCATGCGCTCTCTGTGGGTGTAGCTAGATGACTTGGCTGTCTTCATGGCAGTAGAGTTGTACTCGTCCTCCCATTCATCAGAAGTCGCAAAGCTTTTTGCTGGCTCTGGTTTGTTTGGGTACATCAAGTGCCAATCACCACCAGCTGCTGCTGGCTCTGCTTGCTCTACAGGTTTGATTGCGTCCAATGGATTAGCTGACTCGGTGTCCTTTGGTACGTCCTCACCAGAATAAATATATAAACCAATACCATGTAAAGCGATTGCTTTGACCAATACACGTTGCATTGCTGTATTAACGGCAAATGCATCAGGGTTTGATATTGCTTTATTCCTGTGATCCATTACTGGCAGCTGTGCTGTGCGCTCCACACCAAAAGCTTTGACGGTACAGAAAACCATGACGGTATCATTCCACCGTACTGGCTCTTTGTATTCCCAAGTAGCAGTAGGATCATTAAGCAGCAATGTATCTACTGCCCATGCCCAAGACAGATACGACAGCCCCATTTTTTTTTCTACAATATCTGATACATCTATCTTTCTAAGCTCTGAAAACTTACTGATCTCTGACATCATGTCCTCCCATATACGCTTGGATTGTTGCGAGTGTTGCAGCCACAATAGCATCCACAGCTAACAAGGATCTGTCTTCCTGTGGGTAGTCTATAGCTGCCTGTAAAGCTTTGGCTGCCTCCAGCCTAGCTTTGATTAAAGTGCCATCATTTATATTCACGACAATTCCTTTATTGTTAATGTAGATTGGCGCATTTGATATGCCTCTTTAGCAGGTACAATTTTTTCAGGCTGTGCCTTGTAGTTACGCATTCCCCAGCTGACCTTATACTTACCTGCAATACCTAGTGGCTTATCCTGTAGCAGTTCTTTTAGCTGCGTCTCGCATTGATTAATCAATTCGGTACGTGCCTCGATCTCTGCCTTGCATTCTAGGATTATCTTTGCGTATTCAGCAGCTGCATCATCCAGCTGTACAGGCTCAGAATCTGAGCTAGTTGGGTACATACGATCAGCGTCCTTACTATTCTGTGCTGGGTATGCCTCCACCCTATGCTCATTCTTATAGATCTCTAGCCGATTCTGGAAGTCGAGTGCTATTTCCTTGATCCGATCCAGTGTGCCTTGGTGCGGAGTGAACAGGAATATATGCAGCTTAGTGCCTTGGTATAAGGTAGCTACAGCGCCCCATTTAGCTTGCATGATATCCATTTGAGCCTGTAACTGAATAGCTCCTCTCCACAGTGGCGGCTCAGTCTCAGGCGCATTGCCTGTTAACTTTGCCTCCAGTACTCCGAGCCCGTCCAGCACTATGCTTGGCGCTCCCATAACAAAGATTCCATTGTCAGGATCATGCTTGATTAGCTGGCTGCGTCCATCGGCTAGACCATCCAGTGAACAGCATAGAGGTATCGACTCATGAAAGTATGGTTTCTCATGAATTAGCTGGAGATCGGATAACTCTAAGCGCTTTGCTGTCTCAGCCAAGATCATTGGCTCCAACTGGTTGCCCCAATCCATCGCCTCATTGCTGATATTGGGTGGAGTCTTGCCTACTATAGCTCCAATGGATACCTGCAACTCGTCATTAGGACTGCGGTACTTACTCATGCCCATCACAGCAGGTAGTCTGCTGGCTGATAAGATGGTATCTGGCGTCACTTTTCCTACCATATGATATCTCCCAAGTATTTATAGGTGCGGATTGTCCGAGCGTGTGCGCTCGAATGCTTTGCTACTGTGTAGCCATCAGGCTGCCATTGATGACCACGGAAAACAGCGCCAAGGACTGACGGATGTACGTCATCAGGAACTGGCACTGCCTCTCTTACTTCATTAATGCTGACGCTGCCATGTATCCGGCTGTAATTGATAGCAAAGGATCTTGCAGCTGCCAAATAGTCAGCCTTGGTTGCCTCATGGTGGCGCATGATGTCTAACTTCAGCTGCTTGCCTGTAGGTATATCCCATGCGGATCTCATAACCAGCCCCCTATCAATAGTACTGCGATAGCTACTGCAAGAATCATGATTACGTTATCCATTATGTCTTTGTGATTCATATTATTCTCCCTAATTTTTTCCAAAAGCGCTTACATATGGAATACCCATTGATTCATCACGTTGGCGTAGCGCTAAGTGGTATTCATCTAAAAGCGCACAAGCTTCATTAAAATTACTATCTGCGTTTAAACACATACACTCCAGCATTACTGCCAACCTGTGAGCGAATCGATCTCCAATGTCGTCAGTCACTATTTTTTTCCTTCAATATAGCTTCTACTGCTTCAACAACATTGATCCAATCTGCGCTCATGCAGCCGCTGTCTATTGCTACTTGTATGCGCTCCTCATCAGTCAGTCCTACCCATTCTTTTTTTAATCTAATCGGTGTTATTGGATAACCGTTTGATCCATCACCTACAGTGTTCATTGTTTCCTCCTCATTAGTTATGTACCATTCTTCATCACCAAGAATTCTTCCAATTGCGCTAAAAATACAATTGTTTAATGCTTTATCAATTGCTGCTATTGACTCATTAATTATTTCATCATAAACATTTGGATCTATATTTTTAATAATTTGCAATGTGGCTTTGGCATCCTCAAGGGCATCCGTATCTTTCATCACAGCATTAAATATAAAATCTATGTCGGCTTTGCTCATGCTGCCTCCCTTGCGATGATGTTGGATACTTGTGATGCTGACCAGTTGGTGTTACCACGAACGGTAGCTACTTGGCGCTCTGTCAATGCTGCTGCAATCTGGCGCAAGCTTGTGTAACCAGCTGCTTTAAGGTCACGAATGATTGGCAATACTTTCTGTGCGAACTGATCTGCATTAGCTTGCAGAGCTGCTACACCAGCTGCAGAGCTGATTGCTGGTGACTTAGTGCCAAGCTTTACACCACGAGCCTTGGCTGCGTCTAATGCTGCCTTAGTGCGCTTACTAATCTGTTCACGCTCTTCATCAGCAAAGATTGCTTTGATATTGAATTCCAAGGTGGAAGTGTGTGGCATATCAGCAGCAAGGATGCCGATGCCTGATTTGCGGAGAGTAATTAGAAAGCCAGCATCACGACTAAGACGATCCAACTTAGCGATCAATATAGTAGCGCCAGTCTTTTTGCAAAGATCGATGGCTGCTTCTAATTCAATACGGTTATTTTTCTTGCCGGATTCTACTTCTGTGAATGAAGCAATGATGTCATTAGCGTAGTGCTTGACTGCTTCCTGCTGCGCTTCTAGACCCAAGCCTGAACGTCCTTGCTTGGCAGTTGACACTCGGAAGTAAGCTACATATTTTGTCATTTTAGATCTCCTGTTTCTCGGTAGATTGACTGGTTTGTAGTGCCAGTTCCGTTAATGTATTTGATATCGCAGCGATATGCAATACCCTAAATCAAAATAATTTAAATAAATTTATGGTTACGCAGGTCAATTATGATATCTTGGCGATATACAAAAGGGAGGTAAGATGGAAAATAAGTACAATACGTTGCTAATTAGGCTACGTCCTGAGACTAGAGCATTGTTGGATCGAGCAGCTGGTGAGCAGCGCAGATCTCGTGCGTCAATCATTGATGAACTATTGTTGGATAGTCTCAAGCAGCGCTATAACAGCACACATGACAGGCTAAACAAGATGCTGGGTGCTGTGTGAGCTTGGATGTACGCATAGTTCATCCGCTGTTTCAATCGCAGGATGAAATCATTGCTCCCAGCTCACCATTGCAGCTACACATTGCTGAGATATCAGTAGACAAGGCAATGGAATTAAATGCTCTGTGGCATTCAATGCTACCTCGTACTCAGAAGGGTAATTTGCTACGCAATAAGTATGCAATGTTCTTTGGCGCTGAGTTTGATGGTGTGTTTTATGCGACTGCTATCTGGACTAGTCCTGTGGCAGGTAACAGGCTAAAGGATGGTGATCGGTTAATTGAGTTAAGACGTTTTGCAATTGCTTCTGATGCCCCAGCTAACACTGCCAGTCGGATGCTGAAGGTAATGCGTAACTTAATTCAATTGAAGTATCCAGACATCATTGGATTCATCAGCTATCAGGATGAATCTAAGCATAGCGGTACTATTTATAAAGCTTCTGGATGGACGGCCGCAAGCAGGGTAGAGAATATAGATTGGACTACAGCCACCAGAGAACGAGCAGACAAACAGGCTGCAACTGGCACTAAAAC